TTCTTATTAGCCATTACGCAATCTCCTTTCCAGATACTTTATTCTTGTTCTTATTAAAAAAATGCATGTCTGCATCCTGATCCTTATTATGATTTTCCATAGCATCAACGATTGCGTTATGAATTTTATGACTGTCCAAAGGCATAATGTTTCTTTCAGTCATTACATTAAAAAGTGCAGTCCTTATTACTAACTGCATTTTCAGATTAAATTTATTATTCACTTTTCTCACTCCTAATACTTGATGTCTCTTGCATATATATTATCTGTATCCTATATACAACCCTAGCAGCGAAAAAAAATGGAGATTAATATGCTTAATGCTGGAATGATGTACAATTTAAAGTATGTGCGAAGAGCCATACAAGATCGACAGGCGTCTAAGGTATGCGATGCCACGGGATTATCCCGCCATACTTTCTATCGCGTCCGTGACAACACGGGCAACGTCAGTTATGATACGGTAGAAAGGTTATCCGATTATTTAATGGATAGTGAATAAAAAAACCCCCAGCGTGAACTAGGGGTTTAAGTTTAAAGAGATAAAAAGTGAGAACAATGTAAGGAGTATTCTCATGTCCCACTATATGACAGCTTTAGCCATGAAACAACAGGGGTTAAAGCCAGCCACTAAAATAGTCCTTTATTGGTTAGCAGATCACCATAACGGTGAAACTAATAAGTGCTTCCCCAGCCTTACCAGATTGGCTGAGTGTTGCGAAATGGATAAGACTTCTGTTATTAGACACATCGATTTTTTGATGGTTCATGGATTTATTCGTAAGGTAAAAGAGAAGAGAAGTGACGGGGGATTTACCTCAAATACTTACATTCTAAACTTAGCTGAACCCAAGTCGCAAAATACAACTAGCCCTAGTGGTAAAACGCAACCACCCCTAGTTGCAAAACACGACCCTAACCTTGTAAGTAGTAACCTTGGAAGTAATGAAGTAGTAATAGTTAGATCAATTGATGAGGTTATAGATTATTTTAAAGAGTTTTGGTCACGCTATCCAAGGAAGGTTGGCAAGGCTCAAGCAGAAAAATCTATTGCTAAAGCTTTAACAAAAATTGAAGGTGATGAACTTCTAAGAAAAGTAGATCTCTTTGCATCAGTGTGTAAGGGTAAGGATCAAAAGTTTGTTCCACACGCAGCCACTTGGCTTAATCAAGAACGATGGAATGATGAGATTGAAGTGTCAAAAGAAAACTTGCAACATCAAGTTCTAAACGAAATGTTTGTTAACAGGGAAGGAATAGCAAATGTCTAGGAATGAAGAGTTAAAACAATTAATGCTAAAGATGTTGGGGCGGCTAAATGCTCCACGGGCCGTGTCAGGTAACCCAGAATTGATGAAAGAAGAGGCTGAGTTCCTTTGTGATGCGATAACTAAACTAGCACCCACACGCGGCTACGTTGACTGGTGGAAAGATTTTAGTGATGCGGTATTTGATAACTTGGAGACAAGAAGTTGGCCTACTAAAAAAGATTTAAGTACGGCTGCTAAAAAGATTGCACCAAGGCGTCCAGAGTTTAGAGATCTAACAGGTGATGATAAGTATGTCCCAGATCCTTACAAAATTAATGCGGCTAGGATTAAAGCTGGACAGGCGGTGTGTGAAAGTTATATCGTTGGAAAGCAATCTGACATCCTTTTGCGAAAGGGCATGGTTGATGAATACGATCTTGATCCATATCGTGAAGCCATGCTGCATAGAAAAGTCTGATTGCATATGATAGTATCAGGTGAGGTGGTCGTAACACCCTCCCTGTTATACTGCCTGTTAACTGGCCCTCCTAGCGTTCCTTTCTCACATTTCAGCTAGGGGGGTTTTTTTTAGAATAGTTCTAAGTTATATTTGAATAATAGACGCACCCAGATTGGACGGTACTATGGGAACAGAAAAAGAACAAAGCACTAAAATAGTGAAAAATAGTGGAAAACCACCAGCGGCTGGCAAGGGCAGACCAAAGGGGGCCACTAACAAAAATAGTAGATTGTTAAAGGATGCAATCCTAGAGGCAGCTACAAGGGCGGGGGACAAGTTTGGTAAGGAAGGATTGATTTCTTATCTTGAAGAACAGGCCAAGGAAAACCCCAGCGCGTATTTAAGTTTAATGGGTAAGGTTCTACCACTTCAGGTCAAAGCAGATCTGGAAGGGGAGCTACAGCACGTTGTGAGGGTTCAATGGCGAAAGACCAAGAAGTAATCTTCCACGACATAGAGCTTGATTACGAACCGCGTGAACTAATGGATGCATTCCATGATCGAACTGAAAGGTTTGCTATTATCGTGGCGCATCGAAGGTTCGGTAAAACCGTAGCTGTGATCAATGATCTGATTAAAGAATGTTTAGAGCTTGATCGTGAGAATGTCAGGGTAGGATACATAGCTCCATATTTAAGCCAAGCGAAAGCTGTAGCGTGGGACTACGTGTTGCAATACACGCGGGATATTCCAAACATTAAAGTTAATCACAGCGAACTTCGAATAGACTTTGATAATGGTTCTAGGTTTAGATTGTTTGGGGGTGATAACTACAACGCAATACGGGGGCTGTACTTCGATTACGTTTGCATCGATGAATACGCTGACTTCCCAGCATCTGCCTATCCTAATGTTATCAGGCCAGCCACAGTAGATCGTAAAGGTAAGATCTGCATTATTGGAACGCCCAAAGGAAAAAATGAGTTCTGGGAAATGTGGCAACACGCCAAGACAGATCCAACATGGTTCAGTGCGATGTTCAAAGCATCAGAAACAAATATCTTAGACCCTGAAGAATTAGCCGATGCAAAAGAAACAATGGGTGAGAACAGATACCTTCAGGAGTTTGAGTGTTCCTTCGAAGCAGCTATAGAGGGGGCTTACTACGGGGTAGAAATGAAAAAGGCAACGGATGATGGAAGGATCACCAGCGTCCCATATGATCCAAGTATGTCTGTAATAACAAGTTGGGATCTAGGAATTTCTGACAGTACATCGATATGGTTTTGCCAGTTTCACGGGGCTGGAGAAATACGGGTGATCGACTATTACGAAAACAGCGGGGTTGGATTAGACCATTATGCTAAAGTATTGATCGATAAAAATTATCATTACGAAGAACATATTTTGCCACACGACGCCAGAGTAAGAGAACTGGGGACAGGTAAGAGCCGACTTGAAACATTAGATGCGTTAGGAATTAGAAATGTTTCTATAGCTCCCAAGCTGCAAATAGAAGATGGAATACAGGCAGCTAGATCAATGCTGGCGCGATGTTGGTTTGACGAAGAAAAGTGTGCGCGGGGAGTTGAAACTCTTAGACAATACAGGCGGGACTTCGATGAAAAGAACAAGGCTTGGAGAGCTAGACCACTTCACGATTGGACTTCACACGGGGCCGATGCTTGGCGTTACATGGCTATTGGATACAACCCAGTGCAAGATTGGGGTGAACCCATCAGAAGGAATTTGCGCGGGATTGCATAATATGTTAAGCTGACATCAATTAGTCGGAGTTGTTTGCGTGGCTACCAGAAATTCTAAGAAAACAAGTAATCCTAAACCAAAGAATGCTGCCCTCTATGCAAGGGTAAAAGCAGAAGGTAAAAAGAAATTTAAGTCGTGGCCTAGTGCTTATGGCTCTGCTTGGTTAGTTCGTGAATACAAAAAACGTGGCGGTACTTATGCCTAGTAAGCCAACAGGTGGATTGACCAAGTGGTTTAAAGAGGATTGGCGCGATGTTAAGACAGGTAAGAAATGTGGTCGAAGTGGCAAGAAAGATAAACGTAGATCCTATCCAGCTTGTAGGCCAGCCAGCGAAGCTAAATCAGCATTAGCTAAAAAGATGGCTAAGAAAAAAACTGGTAAAGCAAGAATAAGTTGGAAGTCGAAAAGGAAAAAATAGTGGCTAAAAGTGTAAAACATTATTTTAGAGATGGAACTGAGCATAAAGGTGGAATGCACAAAATGCCAAATGGTCAGCTTCACAGTGGAAAAACTCACGGCAAAACTAGCAAACGGCTATATCATTTTGGTGAGTTGAGTGATACAGCTAAGAAAAAAATAGGAAGGAGATCCTAATGTACGGTAAAGGTAAGAAAAAAGGCGGCAAGAAAAAGTAATGGCCTCCTATATTAAAGATGGTCAAGTCGTTAAAATGACTGAAGAAGAAGAAAACGATTTTAACGAAAGATTTAATCGTGGTCGTAACATTGGGGCATCCGCTGCACAGCCAGTATCCAGAAGTGGTGGTGGTGGTAAAGGCGGGCGTCCTGATATTAATCCCAATACTAATGAGGGTTCTGAAGAATTAGCTATGGCCCAAGCTAAATTTAATAATGACGGTAATTATGGTTACTACAATAATGAGGGTCGTTATATTAGTTTTATGGAAGATGCTTTTAACGGTGGCGGGATGAATACCACAGATACTTTCTTTGCTGGTGGACCTCTATCAAATGCGTTGAACGTAGCCAAAGTTCGTCCGATGGGTATGGCTAGAGAGCGTGATGTGGAAGGTAATTTTATGGTAGATCGTGCTGACATTGGCTATCGTGATGCTACAGATATGACAGATGGCGGTGGTCCACAATTCTCTGGCGGTCCTAAAATGGGTGGTGGTACTGTTAGTGCAATGGCTAACCTGATAGATTTTTTAGGTGGCGTCGATCAAGGCAAGCGTAAGCGATACAAGCGTGTGGGTCTAATGAAGTAATGGGAAAGTCTAGGGCCGAAAAGATTGCGTCTGCAAAAAAGCGTCATGGATTTAAAAAGATAAATACTCCTAGAAGGGGTGGCCCTAAAAAGTTTGAAGTGTTAGCAGTCGAAGGTAATACAGTTAAAAAAGTAAATTTTGGTGATCCAAACATGAGTATCAAAAAGGACCAGCCTAAAGCAAAGAAATCATATTGTGCTAGAAGTGGTGGAATAAAAGGTAAGAGTAGCAAGCTCTCAGCAAACTACTGGTCACGTAAAGCGTGGAATTGTTAGCATGAACTTCTTAGAATTTTTGACATTGCCAGCCAGAGAACGTCGGGAAGAACTTGGTAACTTTGTTGGTGGTCTGTTTGAGAATGACGGATCTTATCGCAGGGCGTTAAGTCAAAACGAAATACCTTCTAACTTTCAAAATGTGTACGGGAATAGAACATCTACCCCGTCAAGTGTTCAGTTTCTGCAAGACTACGGTGACTTTCTTCCATTAGTTGGTGATGTGGCTGGTGTGTCTGACGTTGCTCAAGAGCTTACAAGTGAAAATCCAAACTATCCATTAGCTGGTGCGTTGGGTTTAGCTACAGCGGTTGGTGCTGTGCCGTATGCTGGTGACTTGGCTGCTAGAGGCATTTCGTCAGGTGCTAAGTCGCTGTTCGATGTAGCTAATCGTTTGGAGTTTGATCCAAGCACAGTTGGTAGCAATCTTGGAAATGTTAGGATAAAACCAAGAATAGAAACTAGGGACGGTGAAAAAATTCTAGAAGAACTTAGAAATGTTTCAACAGCCAAAGGGTTTACAACGGACACTCCACAAATTCCGATGTCAAACACAGCTAACATAGAAAGCCAAAAACCTATTGCTTTGTCTCAGCACAAAAGTGTTGTTGAAAAAACAGGAGAAGGTGTGGCTCCAACTGTAAGAGAGGGTATCGATAATCTGCAAGGCAAAACAGTTTTATCTATCGTTGGTGATCAAACTGGGAGACAGGACGTAATATCCGTAAACGATTTAAAATTTGATAAACCTGTAAGAAGTTATGCGGGTTTTGAATTTTCAGATATAAAAGGACAAGGTTATGCGGGAGACAAAGGTCCAACAAGCTCAAAATTAAATGAAGCTGAACGTATTTTGGATGCTGGTGGAGATCCTTACGTTATGAGTGTTTTGATGGGTGAGAAATCATCTGATTTTGCCATGCATACTGGTGATGTTTATGGTCAAATGTTTACACAAATGCATAATAAAATCGATCCAAAAGATTATAAATTTTTAAATGATAAAATAAGAAATATGAGCGCACAAATCGGTGGCAAAACAATATATCCTTACAAAGATTTTCCTGATGTCGCAGATCCAAAAGCCATGACAGAGTATTTAAATTTCTTACCTTCAGGAACTTTACGTGCAGAATTTATTAAAAGCTTGGACAAGGCGTGGGCTTACAATAAAGGTTTACCCAAACCTTCAGATGCAAGGTTGGCGGTGGCTGATTTAAAACAATATGGTATGGATTGGGGTACGGTTGGGTATCGTGGATTTACCCCTGATGTAGAAAAAGGTGTTTTCGAAACCACACCAGAAATGAGTACAACATATCAAGCGGTGTACGATAAAGTTGGGGAAGCTGATACTTATCTTAACGAAAGCATGGGTGTACCAGCTAATTTATTATTTCGAAATATGTCTGAAAATCAAAGGTTGGCTTCAGGTGGTAAACGCGGTGGTTTAATGATGGATAGCGCAGTTTATAAACAACTTGAAATGTCTCCTAAAGCAGCCCAACAAACAATAGAGCAGATAGATGTAGATACAGTTAATACATTTCTTGACGTCGAAAAAACTCAAGGGCGCGATAGGGCTTATCAGTTTGCTCAAAAAGTGTTATCAGAGGGTAAAGTAACCAATGAATTGATTAAGCAAGCCAAAAAGATGAACGCCCCGACATGGGTAGTTGCTCTGATGGTTTCACAGCAAGCGATGCAAGGGGACGAATAAATGGCTCTTACAACTTACGATGAACTGAAAGCTTCAATAGCAGATACTTTAAATCGTGACGATCTAACTACACAGATACCTGATTTTATTACAATGGCTGAAACTCAAATCAATCGTGATGCAAGGCATTGGAGAATGGAAGATAGAGCCGTAGCTACAGTCGATAGCCAATATACTGCTTTACCTCTTAATTTTATTGAACCCGTAAGAATTACCATACCAGCCGACAGGTCTTATACTTTAGAATTGGTAGGCCCATTCGAAATATCTAAACTAAGGCAAGATAATTCAAACACAATTGGACGCCCACAATTTTACGCAGTTGTTGATGGTGCATTTGAAGTATTTCCTAATCCTGATACAGATTACACAGTTGAACTAGTATATTATGAAACAATCCCTCATTTGAGTGCTTCATTGCAATCAAATTGGGTTTTAGAATATTTTCCTGATGTTATTTTATATGGTAGTTTGTTGCATTCAGCACCATATTTACAGGAAGATAGTAGAGTGCAAGTGTGGGGATCATTGTATCAAGCAGCGATTTCTGCTATAAATTTTGAAGGAGAACGTGCTAGATCGTCAGGTTCTGGGCGTAGAATTAAAATAAGGAGCTACTAAATGGCAAGTTTTACTAAAGTAAATGACTTTGTGGTCAATCTGGCTAACACAATGGACCTAGATGGAGATACTTTAAAAGTGGCTCTTTCTAACACAGACCCTACGGCTGGAACAAACGCAGCGGCTGATGGAAATGGTATTTTAGGAAATATTACAGAAATTTCTTACACTAATCTATCGTCACGAACATTAGCAAGTGTCACAAGCACACAAACTTCTGGTACTTATAAGCTATCAGCTAGTGACTTAGTTTTGACAGCATCAGGTGGTGCAGTGGCAGCTTTTAGATATGTGATTATCTATGATGA